TTTTCATACTGTATTTAAGATTAATTTAACTTATGTTAATCCATCCTGGCGTTCCATTTGAAGGATTGCCAGCTGCTAGTCCTGTATCACTAACATAGCCTTGGAAGTCTTGACTATCTTGTAAAAATACCATCATTCCTTCTGCAGGCGATGGTATTGCTGTATCACGTGCTCCAGCGTCTGCAAATACTCCAGGTGTTATTGAACTTTCTGCTTTTATATCTCCGCGGACATCTAGTTTTGCTGTAGGTACAAATCCGCCAATAGACAAAGATCCTTCGTCTAGCACCATAAATTTATCAGGACCTAAACCACCTGTGTTATCTTGGGCAAAGAGAATAGCTTCATTTCCGCCTGATATTAGTGCAGTTGTTACTTCACCGCCTGTATCATCTCTACGCCATTGGATACTACCATATGACAAATCACTAGCTGAAATATCGCTGTTTGATTCTCTAGTCATTACTATTCTTGGAAAATCGTCTTCTACACGAGTCTGAATATTTCCGTAAACAGTGTCGTTCAAATTAAATTTTCCAGTTGCACCATCAAAAACTACTGTACTGCCATCATCACGAAGTGTCCCAACTACCTCGCCAAATAGTGTAGCTGTATCGTGATTCAATATGACTTGTAAATCTGGACCAACGATTGTTCCACGAACAGGACCGTCTACACTTCCGATAAAGGTTGGTCTATCACCGCCTTGAATAATAATTTGACCGTTCTCACCGCGTCTTAAGTCTCCAGTAAAATTGTCAAGTACTGTATATGTATTGGTAGGGTCTCTAACATCTACAAGTGCAGTTTTAGAAAACTCGTCTATAATTAGGTTACCTAAAATGTCATATAAATCGCCTTGTAGATCACCCCTCAAAATATTGTTTACAGGGTCTACTAAGATAGTACTATCGTTTCCAGCAATAGTAATTGTATGTGTAGCTTCACCACCTAAAATTTTATCTGCAAAAGATGCGAGCGGCCTATTACTCCATACTCCACCATCGTGAATTAATGCATCACCATTTTTGGGTGCACCGTTGTAGATAACTCCGCCTAGATCGTCAACTTCTATGCTAGGTATAACACCGTCTATAACACTTGACGCAGATCTATTCGTCCAACTTACACCGTCATATGTAAGCAAATCACCACTGCTTTCGCCTGTAAATATCACATCTATGACATCTTCTAGATTTAATGCAGACTGGCTATTTTGAAAGTTGCCTGTTGCAGCATTATAAACTAGTACATCGCCTTGTTGTGGATTTTGTAAATCTGTATCTAGTAGACCAAAAAGAGTATTAGAAACATCTCCAGAAGAAGCAATAAGTACCCCGCCTTGAGTAGTACCGTCACCTACATATAGTGATTTTGTATCTGTAACATATACCAACTCGCCTTCTGCAGGTGTAATGAGTTGACGTTCTGCATCTGTTCCTCTTCTTAGACGTAATGCCATTATTTTAACTCCTGGTTCTACTTATTATATATATTTATCTAATTACCTGATATTACTTTCGTTTCTTCATGAAAGTTTTTGTTCTAGACTTGATATCAGAAATTAGAGTAGGAGCATCTAGTTGGAATTCTACTTGTGTTATAGTATCATTATATTCTTCAAAGAAATCTTCTAGCGCATCTTCAATAGGTATTTCAACATCATCATTATCTGTAAAGCCTGCATCTACGTCTATTATCCAAACCTTGCCATCTGCAAATGTTACATTAACAGCTTTTAGATATTCTGCAGGCACTGCCTTTATTTCAATGTCCTTTAGTACTTCAGGCCATTGTTCTACAATACTAGGAGGTAGTTTATCAGGCACTTTCTTCAGACTTTGCTTTGGCTTTTTTCTTTGTAGGTACGAGTTCTTCTGCCTGTTCACGCAATCTTTTGGCTTCTTTAAACATTGCATCAGCTTGTGATCTATATTGAGCTGCTAGATCTTCATCGGAAAGGACTCCTGTAGACTCTACCGGAACTTCTGCTTGTTGCTGTGTATTTGTTTGACCTGGAACTGCTAAGTCTGCAACAGTGACACCTCTTTGTTCTGCAATTACTTCGTTTAATTCAGATAAGCGTATTACAGTTTGTGAATTCGGCGTCATTTCAACATCAGAAGTTGCTACCTTAACCATTTTTCCTGTGGTATGAAATGAATTTAGCATGACTTTCCCATCAGGTAGTCTAGTTCTAGCCATTGCATTTGCTAAATGTTCTTCGTTTTGACCTGCGTCTGACTCTACAAGCTTCATTAGTGCATCATGTTCTTCTGCCATTAAGTTTTCTGTAGTAATTACAATGCAACTTTCTGGCTCAGACGGAACAACTCTGTATGCTACAACTACTTTTCTTTTGTTGTTGACCATTCTGCCAACATGTTTCATATTAACCATTTTTATTCTCCTAACCCTGAGGTTGTGCTTGTGCAACGGCGCCTAAGAATTGCTCTAGTTTATTATAGACTTGTCCCACAGTGACCATTTCGTTTGGCTTAAATGCGCCACGTTGACTTGCAACATCAATAATGCTTTTCAACGCCTGTAAATCATTTACTGTCAAGTCAGGCGCAGCACCTTCTTGGGAAGATTTAGCAGTTTGTGTTGCTGGTTCTTCTACCTTAGTTTCATCGCTCATATTTTATTCTCCTATATAATTATATATGCGCATTTTATTTAGTTGTATTTCAAATGTGGACATGCCAACATGAAATAACTCATTTCTTTACTGTCTTCAAACCCGACAGTAAGTTGTATCGATCTAGAATTTTTTTTATCTAATCCTAAACTTTTGCCTACAAAAAAACGTTTTTTTAAATTTTTATTAATCCACTTAGCTAGTGAATCCTCTAAGTTAAATTTCATAGGTAAAGTAATATATTCAAAATGAGGCGGCGGAAAATTTACTTGCCGTAAATCTAAAATTTCTAAAGTATTGACTGGTTTATTTTTTATCATGCTGCTTCGTCATAAAGAACCGTTGTACCAAACGGTGCTTGAATGTTTTTATCGTGATTACTATGAATAACAAAAACTGTATCACAGTAATCTGGGTCACCCCAACTATCCCAAGCATAGCCGTCTGTGAACATTAAAAACTTTTTAGGCTGAATGTCTTGATCTTTCATGTATGTCCAATTCGCCATAAAGTCAGTGCCGCCGCCGCCCATTACTTCGTAATCTAAAAGATCCTCTCCGCCGTCTGCACTAAAGTCTGCTTCATTATACACAGAAGTATCAAAGCACCATAATTTAATTTTGTAGTCTTTGTATTCGTCCATGATGCCTTTTACTTCGCCTAAAAAGTCTCTTGCCTGTTTATTGCCAATTGATCCTGACATATCAATGCTAATGCATAAGTCGATAGTTTCGTCAAAATTCATACCAGGAAGAACGGCTGTAGTATGCCAACCTTTTCTAGATGGTCGACTAAAGGTATAATCACTTTTGATAATACTTTGAATTTGTTGTCTTAGAATTTCTCTCCAATTCATTTTTGGTTCTGTAAATTCTTGTATAATACGTTGAACTCCTGCTGGCAAGTTGCCTGCACCTGCGCTTTGTGCCGCAGTAATCATGTTTTCTTTGATTTCGTCGCGTATTTTTTTCAAATCGTCTTTAGTGTATTTAGGTTTTTTCTTGCTTACACTATTGCCATTAGAATCCTTTTCTTCTCCTGCATCACCGTCAGCAGCCCCGTCACCGTCTTCTGGGTCAAGATGCTCGTCTAAAAGTTCGCCTAATTGTCTAAGTTGCTCTTCGTCGTATTTTTTAAAAATGTCATCGTAAACTTCTTCAGAAGACCAATTTTCGTATTTAAAATCTTGAAAACAATCGACTATACTAGGTTTTTCACCAATTCTATCTCTAACAAGAACATTGTTTACAATATAGTCTTGTGCAATATTACTGATTAGAGGATCTAAATTTCTATCTTGCCAAGTGCGTCGTTCTAGATGATCAAAGACACAATGCAAAATTTCGTGAGCAATAACAAACTCAATTTCTTTATTATTCATAGCATTGAAAAATTGAGTGTTGTAATATAGATTTTTACCGTCTACCGCAGCCGTAGGACACCAGTCGTCGGCAGCTAATATCTTTAGTCTTGTGGCCATGTTGCCAAAGAAAGGATGGCGCAGTAACAGTCCTACTCTCGCAACAATAATGCGATCATATACTTCTACTCGCATTACTTCTAATTCTTCTGGAGTAATATTAGGATTTGGTTCCCAATTTTTAAGTTTGCTTGCAGTTTTTTCTGTTGCTGTAGCCATTTGCCCCACTCACTTTGCTATTTTGTATACTACTATTATAACAATATTTAACTTATTTGTCAACCAGGAAATTTAAGAACGAGCTCAAAAGAACTCGTTCTTTTTGTATCTTATGCTGATTGTGCAGCCTTAATATACTTACCATAGCGATCATGAAACTCGTCAAAGCAATCAACTTCGTCTGGATCAATTGGCAGTGCATATTGTGTAAGAGCAAGTTTAATACCCATAACAACTAACTCTGTGTCAAAATTATCCATTGCAAAACGCAAGAAATTATTAACTTTATTGTCAAACTTCTTATCATTTTTGTCCGATGCTTCTTTCAGCTCGTAACACAAAGATACAGTCAGTGAATACATTGCACTTATTTCTTTGTTATACAACTCTTTTACTTTACCTGCCAAAATGTCAGTAGGATTAGGCATATCAGCTGCAACTTTGCGGTGAGCCATAAACTTTACAGCAAGTCCTTCACCTACTGAACCTGCTACAAGATCTGTAGTAGTATTTTCGTCTAACCCGTCCTCAATTAGCTCGCTCACAAAAGACCACGAACGAGGCGTTGCAAACGAACGACTGGGTGATTTAGGATCAAAGTCGTATAAGTCTTTCTTAGCAAATTGTAAATAACCTACAACGTCTTTGTTAATCTTATTTTCAACAGCCCAATCAAACCAATCATCAAAAGATACAGCAAGTTCCAAGTGAACAAAGCGGTTAGCCAACGGAGCAGGCATACGATATGTTACGCCTTTGTCAGCTTCGCGGTTACCTGCCGCAACAATCATTACATTGTCAGGCAGTTTGTAGGTACCTACTTTACGGTTAAGGATGAGCTGATAAGCCGCTGCCTGTACAGCAGGAGCCGCTGAGTTCATTTCGTCTAGGAACAATACAATGTTATCGTACTGTGCCGCAAATTCTTCTGATGGTAGTTCAGATGGAGGAGCCCATTGCATTGTGCCCGAATTACTATCAAAAAATGGAATACCTTTAATATCAGTTGGATCCCACAACGACAAACGTACATCGATTAGATGAGAATTTACTAAACTATCGGTAATCTGTGCAACAATGTCAGACTTACCAATACCTGGAGGCCCCCAAAGAAAGATAGGACGTTTTTTAGTCAGTGCATGTTTGATAGAAGATTTAGCAGTATTCGGTGTAACAGTGCGAGATGTAGTTTCCATTTTTAAGCCCTTGTAGTTTTTGCTAAGTATGTATATATAATAGCATCTCTACACTAAAAGTCAACCATTATCTAAAAAAAGAAATCTATATAAAACAGTAAGTTATAACTTTTTTCCAGTAATTTGTAGTGTATATCTTGAGTTTTGACCTAAATTAGCTGCCATGTGCTCTACTTCATGGCTCCAAACGACATACTCTCCTGCTTTATAATTGACTATAGGTATATTATCAATTTCAAAATAATGACCACTTTGCCAATCCTCTAGTGCTACTATAGCACGATATACCTCATTTTTTTCACAATTAAATAGACTACAATATTTTTCAAAATGATCTATATGTTTTGGCATAACTATGCCAGGTTTCATTTTGTAAAATGTAAAACCACAATCAACTAGTCCTATTACTTTTGCAACATTATGTACCCAATTAGGCATATTATATTGATTAGCGAACATATCTCCTGTAAAATTTTCAAACGTAAAACCTTGCCTGCGCCAATGTAATATGTCTTTAGAATGAGCAGGTTTGTGTTTGTAATCTAAAGTTTTGTATTCTTCCTGCCATAAAGGTTCTAATTTGCCTTGTCGCCACATTAAGTTTCTCTATTCATTGCTTTTGTTATACCGTATTTTCTTAAATCACCACTAAACAAAGTAAGTTCTACTGCTTTCTTCTCATTAGTTACATATATACTTCTATTTGTTAAGTAGTAAGGACAATCAATAAATTGATCTAAGAAAATAACCACTTGAGTAGTCAAAGGCATGTCTTTAGGGTAAGGAATATCATATACTTCAATTCCAATTTCACTTAGAAGGTCAAATCCATCTTCCGTGAGCCTAAGACCGCCTTTGTGTTTATTTCTTGTATTTCTCCACCATAACGGCATATACTGTTTGACATTAGCATCGCTTATAGCCATTCCTTTTTCTTTTAAGAATATTTTGGTATAAGCTTCTTTGTTCATTCTTGTACTTCTTCACCTTCTATTAGTTTTACAACAGTAAAGTCTGTACAGTTAAACATATCGTTTAATTTTTTTGCAAGATTATGAGCATGTCCTGGATTAGAGAATGCAGTTTTTTTATACTTAGGACCAGGATAATTAGTTAGTGCGTTAGAGCTTTTTAGATTAAAAGCCTTATTTTGGTAAAAGACAGCCCAAATGGCTTCTGCTTCTAAAACCTGTTCACATCTATATGTTTTACTGTTTACTTTTTCTAAAAGTACAGTCGGCTTGGGCCTACTCATATGCGTATCCTTTTTATTATATACGCATATATTTATCTTCTAAATACAATCTATCTAATTATCCCAAGTATTACCGCCATCCATAGTAACTTGTATTATTTCTTCGCTATTGTTGCTTTTTATAAGCAATTTTTCTAGATCGCCATTAAGCCTACTCATGACAATGCCTAGGGTAAACGCAAGATTTTTTGCCTGGGTAATGTCCATGCGTAATTCTTTTGACCTACTATTTTCTGCAGATTTTACTTGTTGAATAAATTGTTGAATAGGTATAGTGTTTAAAGGATCATTTGTTGACACGGCTTAACTCCTGACGCATCTCTAGTTCAGTTTTGAATGGACCTTTGTATTCATAGCGTTCAACTGTAATAAGTTTAGGACAGAAAGATTTAACCCAGCCTTTTTCAAAATGTATTACATAATATCCGGCACAGTACATACTTTTTGATTTTTCACTTTTTGTAAAAAGAGGTAATTTATTTTTTACATCATACATACTGTTATATGGAACAACACTTGTTGGATAAGAATGAACATAATTGTTTTTTGTTTCTGTTTTTTCTTCGGCATCTGACCAAACAATATCAACACCAAATTTCTTTTTCATCTGTCTAGTATTATCAAAGAAACAAGTTTCTGCTGCACTTGCAAAAATATATCTGTCGTCGTCTAACGACATAGTTCCAATTTTTTTACCGTCATTTTCTACAATCCAAAAACGATCTTTGAGTACAGGTTTTGCTTTTAGCGTCATTTAGGATACCTCGCTTGTAATGGTTCTGCAAAGGATGCTGCTTGGTCTGCAATACGTTGCATGTCCCATTTAGCACAGAATTTCATAAGACGCATACCAACTTGTGATATGCTCTTAGGTTCAACTTCTGCAATAGTGTTATTAATTATCTCTCGTATATCTGCAGGTTGCGCAGTCAAATCACAAAGTGTTACGTTACGATTGTAGTCATCTAGCACACGATGCTCTTCACCGTTGTGATCTACCCAACGTTGTAGCATCATATTGTTCCAATTGTAGCCTTTTGTGTCTTTGTCTTCAAATGCTTCAATTAGTCCAACTTTGTTTTTTGTGCCTTTCTTGCGCACACCAGGGTAGGCACTAAAAACATTGTCGCTGGTGTCACCACGCATACACTTCTCAAACAACATAAACGCAGGGTTAGGTGCTTCTTTAGGTAGCTTAGTTTTTTTATCTACAACAGGCTTGCCTTTGTCATCAAAGTAGCCTTCGTGTGTAATTGTAGTATTACTTACCCCGTTATACTGACGTACATTAGGAGCAATAAGTTGTGCAAAGTCACCGTCAGTTGAAATAATAACGTGATTGTCGTTAGGATGTGCTTGTACCCAACCTGCAATTAAATCATCTGCTTCAAGTTGCGGATGACGCATCATAGTACAGTTAGTCTTTGTGCCAATAAAGTCTTTAAATTCATCAAAGATTTCCCAAAACACTTTATCTTCTTCTGCTTGTGCAGGAGTAAGTGCATCACGTGCTTCTTGTCTATTGCGCTTGTAAGGCTCATAATAGTCCTTGCGCCAACTACGTCCTTCTAAACAAAATACAACGTGACTGCCGTCAAAGTCTTGCCATGCTTTCTTAACACTATTAAGTGTAATATGTAGTGCCATACCTACTTTAGTATCAATATCGCCACGTACAACGTGACGAGCTCTAAAGAAAGTATTTGCTGTATCAACTAGTATATAAGTTGCCATTTATTTCTTCTTCCACATATCGTTTCAATTCATGATCACCAATGTCATTGGGTATTTCGTTTTTATAAAACAGTCTATAACTATCACTGCCGTACTTCCCAATTCCATATAACATTGTAGCAT